GAAGCACGTCGTAAAGTGCCCGGTAAATCTGCCTAGCAGCGATAGGGCTATCTCCCCAGCAATTGAACTGGACGCTGGGGGTAACTATGCCTGGTATATATGGGGTTGAACTGCCGCTCCGGGTAAAGAAGCCCAGTGCCGGCAGCGTTGCATTCTCAGGTAATCTCGGGCAATAAATTCTGGGGGCATCTGCGCCTCCTATCTCATCGGTCAGCGTAGCTTGGAGCACCAGATACGCCCTTATGATAGCGTTAGTATCCTCATTCATTTCAGGTTTGCCTTTATCTCTCCAGGGAGCTTCTTGATGTGCCGGTCCAGAGCCGACTTAAAGTAGGGTCTAGCACCCATCTTCACAGTTCCGGTTTCAAGATAACCGCCATAACCACTGGTACTATAGACAGCTCCCTCCAAATCACCTTTGGCAACCTCACCGCCCGGGCCAACCTCATACTGGATTGACCGAGCGTTATGACCTGTCAGATATGGGCTGTCCTTGATAGCATCACCGGCAATATCAGTGACCACATCCTTGAGCGCCTTCTTGGTAGCCTTCTCTACCTTATCCTGTGCCTCTTTGCTTCTGAGGTTCAATTTAATACCGGTTATTATCTTCACCTATCAACCTTCCGCAGAGCTAATTCTTTATGATGCAAAGTCGTGCTATCGCTTCTGGGTTGAACCAGTAAAATCTCATAGGTTGAACTATCTATTACCACACCGGTAGCCTTCATCTTTATATTGCTGACTCTATCCTGCTCATCTACTGTAACATCGAGGGGCAAAAATATCTTCCAGTCGCTTATCATTACTTCGGCGCCGACTTTAATCTCTCGACCGGTTGTTGACATTATTCGGCATTCCTTACCTATATAGGCTAGCGGCCATGTCTTTGCCTTTATTCCATAGGCATCAGCAACACCTTGAGCCAGAGCACCAATATCGCAGGTATGAATTAACAGGCTGACGAAGCTCATTTAATCCTCCTCTGCCGTAGCGCCGGAAAGGTTCATCTCTGCCCAGGTCAGGTAAGGGCTCTCTGCATCCTGCTTCTTGTATTCTGCGGCTAATTTTAGTTTGCCTTCAGCCTCTTTCTTGGTGTAAGAATAATCGCCTATTTTTTCTGATGTGATACCACCTGTAATAGAAGCTGCCCACGCCTCTAAAGCAAAGCCTGCAGCAGTAAGCACAGACCCACTAGCCATATCCAGAAATGCCTGAATCTGGGGATCAGTATATTGAACTGAATCAGTATCTGCGATTAAGAGCCTCACTTTTTCAATATCAGTCATAATTTACTCCCTATGTCAACCACGGCCATGTTTCCAAATGGGCTATCGGATTTGTAATCTCAATATGCCTTATCACAACCACGCTAACTCCCAACTGGTCAGCGTTTCCAGAAGCTGACTTTACCCTACCCCACAGCTTGGCATTTGCCGGACAGTTCTGGCTGTAATACTCCAGCAGCTCTGTCGCGTTAACTGCTGGGGAAGGCAGCAATGTCCGCCTCTCACCTAACATCTGAGAAGTAACAGGGTCAGTATCAGTAATACTAAACCCTAGTTGAACGAGATAGGTTGTTGCGGCATTAGCCGACTCTATCACAAGACCCACCACTTCATATAGGAAGTCAACGGTATCTATTGGGATTATCTCTATCCAGTCACCGAATGTATCAGCAGGTGTCCCGGCGATCAAAGTCGCTACAGCTTCTACATCTCGGGGATAGACACGGCTTCGGGAATGTTCGTGATGTTCAACAGCAGCGATATTAGCAAGCAAATCAGTTATATCAGTCGGATTTTTTACTGCCATAATACCTCCTTAGGGGTTGCCCGCATCGGTGGCTATCCAATCAATCAATACATCAGAACTCGGCGAATCATTATTCCACTTAAAGTAGTTCGCAGTCACCTCCACCAGCCAAGTCTCAACAGCATTATAATCACTGATAGTAACAACAGGTGCAGAGGTAAAAGGAGTTGCAAAATCAACCTGAACTACAGTTTTCTTCGTGCCAGTAGATTGCCCTGATTTGACATTAGCTCCGCTAGCAGCGTCAATCATCGCCTGAACTTGTTCAGTTGTCGGGGCTCTTCGTTCGTTCACGATTAGTCACCCCTATATCTGGAATACTATCTCTTTGTTCTCGCTATCATAAGTCGGCGCAGGATGAACGGCAGCTATTGCCTCAGCATCTGTATATCTAGCGTGGTGAGCATCCGGCACGCCAGCATGAGCACTGATCGAATCATCAATTAAGCCTTGAATATAAGCCTCACTGAGACCGCTTACCTCATCCCAGTCTGTACCGTTATCTCTCGCCCATATACCAGTATCGGTAGAGAAGTAATAATTACCCACTGTTCCTGCCACCGGTCTACTAGCATGCACCCCTGCAGATATGCCGTGCTGCTCAAGCAAGTCAGCATGAGCCTGAATCATCTCGATTACTTTTTCCGTAGTCGGGCTTCTATACTCTGTCATACCAAACCTCCTAAGTCTTCAGGATAATTTCCTTGTCCTCTTCTTTTAGATATAAGTTTGAAACCTTTGTGAATCCATCAGGTGGAGAACTAAAGACCACACCTCCACTTCCTGTCAGCTCCCCGAGTCTCTTCCACTCTGTCCCATTAGAGCGCCACATTCCTGCTCGCTTCCTGCCTAGACCAAATATACCAGTCCCGGTATGGACAAGATAAACCACGCCCTCATTCTCCACCGCATCAGGCAGGTCAGCGTGGACATTCACCTCAGGATAATTCTCCTCTTCAATTACCCCTGGAATTGGCGGATTATAAACTGGCATTATTGATAGCCCTCGCTCCAGACAAGATTCTTGTCTCCACCCACAGCAATAGCGTTTATCACGCCGAGAAACAGGTTATTCCGATTTATCTCGTAGCTCCCGCCATTGGCATTGAGCCTGATTCCCTGCCCTATAACCGCAGGATTGCCCCGGGCAAGATATATTGGCTGATTGCTATCGTTGACAAAGACAGCATCAGCCCGCCTCGGATTCTCTGCTAACACCTCAGTGCTTGCCACTTGAATTAAGGTACCACTATCTTGTACTGCCTCTATTGGCCATGATAAAGGTTCTGCCATATCTCACCTTCCTTAAAGCCCAGCCGGGGCAAGGGGCAAAAGGAGCAAAGCCCCTCACCCCGACTAGCCTATTTACTCATTAAGCTACTATGCTCCTTTTAGCTTATGGTGATGCCGCACCCGGTTTCTGCATATAGGTCGCTCTCCAGTCCAGTTTGTTGCAACCTACGCAGAGCCTCACGCGATATAGTACATTGTCCGTGGCGAAATCGCCGGACATCGGACCTATCGGCCCACCGCCGATGGTTACCTTGTCGCTGGCCTTCATACAAATCTCCGGTCGCTCATGACCGCTCAGATGGTCAACTTCCATACAAGCTACATCGGTTGGTGCAGCGAACAGATACCATGAGGTATCGCCATAGGTCGCATCCACAAGCGGCAGCCAAGGGTCAACGACCAGTTCCAGTCCGTATTGAGCAACGACATTGGTCATCGGATATGGCGTTGCCGGGGCAATAGCCTCGGTATGCTCTAGCCACATCTTGGTGGCCGAAGTCAGAATCTGTCGAGCCGTAAACTCCAGAGCCGGCGGCACGACCAGATACTTAGGTCGGTTCTTTATAGGAATTGTCAGGCTTCTATCCCTGAACATGTGCATGGCCGCTATGGTTGCTTCAAGGTTTCGAATGGTTAGGGTCAAGTCGCCCTCGTTAATCTCATTGGGCGTTATCGGGTCATAGAGATTAAACCCAGCGTGGGTGCCGGTATCGTTGGCATAGGTGCTAGTCACCAGCCAGTGCTCGGTATTGATGGCTGCCCAGGCAAAGACTTCAGGGGTATCCTTCAGAGCCCCCAGGTCGTCTGCTAGTAAGGCTTCCCAGGATATATCGAACTGGGCGCCTCGCTTGTAGGCGTAGACGTCATACTTGACTTCTGACTTATCTCGAGCCAGATATTCGCCTTTCTCAGCTACCAGTGGCAGCACAGCATTGCCGCCGTGGATGGCAAACCTCTTGCCTCCGACATGAGGGAACAGTCTATTGACAATGCCCGCCCGGGTAAATTTCTTCCATACCGGGTCAACAGCTTTATAGGATGCCAGCACCTGCCTATCCAGGACATCCCCGAATAGGAGTGGGAAGTCAGATGTGGTCAGTGCTTCCCTTATCAGGTATTCCTGTCTATGTGATGGCATCCCACCGGCGTTGCTGAGTAGATCGATGGTCTCCCTTAGCTTTTGCTCATATCCCTCGCCCCTGCCGGCGGTTCGGACATCAATAAAGCCCTTCCAGTCCTCCATTAACTTACAAAGTTCTGTTTCCATTTCGGATTATCCTCCGTTATTTATTTTTTAGGTTCCACCTCCACCACCTCCGCCTCGTTAATGCGTTCCACTAACTCCACGGCGTTTCTGTCAAAACCCCTGAAGGTGTCAACCGCTTTCTTTATCCTCGCCCACTCTTCGTCTTCGAGCAGGATTTCATCCTCCTTGCAAGACTCTAGCTTCATAGCCAGCACATTTTGCTTGACCAGTTCAGCACCAGTCAGTTGCAAGTCCTGGATGAACAGCAGGTTGAGGATTGAATCCTTGACGTGATAGGGGTATTCGCCCTCTATCATCTGCCCCGGGTTCATCTGGTCAGGAACTTTGATTTTCACCATGTAGTTAGCCATATTTAGTTTACGCATCTTCTTTTCACTCCTTTTTTATTCAATTACCAAGATTATGTCGGTGGCTGGTCAGTGCATAGAATCCAGAATGGTGACGCATTCGGTCCGTAACCACATCTAATGCGGACATTACTGACTTGGTCACTATCAGAGTCGACAAATATTCTGTCCAAGTCCACACCAGCATCGGGTATCGCAGCTTCATCTATGAAGTGGAGAAAACGAGGCATCATATAGAAACGAACCGCTGTAGTATCGGCCAATTGAATAAATGCACACTGGAAGTTGTTGATGGACAAGGTGCTCTCACTGAAATAGGCTAATTTGAGAGCAGCCATCGTATGCTGTATTGCGTTACCTGCGCCTTTGATATTAAGTTCCAACTCCATAGGAGTCGAATATCCGCCAACCCTATCCTCATCACCAGGCAAAGTTAGAACTCTTTTAGCAGTTCGCACTACTCCAGCCCGCACAGTGCTTACAACCAACGATAGAAGGTCGCCCGTTATAATGCCGCCTCCTCGAGCCTCATATTGGTATTCACGAAATACTCGACTGGCTTCGGCACTGATAAATGGCGCTCCATCTGTGCCAATCCTTTCAAGCTCGTCGTCACCATCCCAATGGACTTTGACTGCAATGACTAACTCACTTCCAGCATCAATACTGCCGAGCGCATAGCCAAATCGGGTATGTGTAACAGTATTACGCTTTTTGCTGATTATAGCACCAGCCTTGCTTATCCAGAGTTCGTCTCCAGCCGCCACAGCAATGTCGCCAAGGTCATCCTCTGCGAGAACCTTTAGAGCCCAGATTCCCTCAGTGTCAATGGCAATCAGGTCGCTTCCGCTTATTTCGGTCTTGAGGGCGACACCAACGATATGCTCGCCAACGACTACTGGATGGCCTTTGGTGACTAGAGTGTGTTCCGTTCCAGTTATATCACTGGCAAGAAAAGTCAGGTGTCTGCCTTCATAGGTGGAGCTAATCTCATCGTTTTCGGCGAGAACTGCGCTACCACCATATACTCCAATTCCTGTTGATGGCATTTTATTTTACCTCCGTGTTTATTTTTGGTAACAAAAGCCCACTCTCCTAGTGGGCATGGGTCGAATATCGCCCTACCTCTCCGCCTCAAGAGTAGCCTTGGCTTCCCCCTTAGCTTCCTGGCTAGGCTTCAAGTTTACTAATTGTTATGGACTCTAACCGACACAAGGCCGGTCGTGCCTTCGGCAAGGGTAGTCAAGGCATAACCAAATTGGCGATACCCTGAGTTCTTGCTTATTTGGCAGTTGCTTTTGTGGATATACAATCGGTCACCTATTGCGATTGCAGAATCTTGACCCGCTTCCTTTTTGGCAATACAAGTCAACACAAAGATACCCTCAGTGTCGATGGTAATCTCCTGGTCTGCGGATACGGCTGACTCCTCTGCCACGCCAGTCAAACCATGTCCTGTTTGAGTGCCTAGAACAACTGGGTCGCCCTTGTCAACAAATCCGTCATCATGGGCAGGGTGAGCAAAGAGGGATTCTGCGAAAGTGAGATACCTGCTCTCATGAGGACCATAGAGTCGGTCGCCTGCAGATTTCCCTGTTACATTATATGGATCGCTCATATTCACCTCCTATTTATCTTGGATTCCAGTATTCATACCACCACCAGAACCACCACCACCAGATTCCCGTATCCATCCAATGGACTTTAACGGCAATCACTTCCGTTTCTCCTGCTGTTATGGGCTGTAAAGCGTAACCCATTATGTGGCACTCGGGGTCAGGTGGCCAATCAACGAGAACGCCCGCGCTTGTAATGAAGACGATTTGACCCACTATTATGCCAAATTCAGCATAAACTTCTAAGCGCCATATCCCCTCGGTATCGACAGGGATGATGTCAGTGGTCTTGCTTGCCGACATAAAGGCTATACCAACACCCTGTCCCATAGCACCTATGCCAAAAGACACAGGCTGACCCTTTTTTACCAATCCACTACCTTGGTCTACATGAACAAGGTCGCCCTCCAATATGTTCACATGGCGACCCCCAAAGGTGGATGATACTTCCTCACCCGCCCCAGCGGTCGGGGCATAGTAGGGATTTTGAGTTGCTGGCATTCCTCCATCAACAACCATATCTACCTCCCGGTAACAGCAGTATCCAGTTGCGCATCCGTCCATTCGGGATGCATCCTCTTGAAGGACTCTCTCAGGGCCTTCGTCTCCGCTTCAGTGGGCGGCGCCGACGGACCCAAGTTCTTGACCTTGCCACTTTCGGCGAGCTTGGCGAGATAATCTTTTTCAGACTGTATCGCCTCCTCAATTCCATCAGCAGACTCGGCATCCTTGAACCTCTCAATAAGTCGCTCTTTGGCAGCATCGGGTAGCTCGGCCTTGTCTACAGCCTCCACCTTCTCTTTTATGGTGGCTTGTGCTTCGGCTTTTGCCTTTTCCTTTACCGCCTTCTCAGCGGCTTCCTTGAGGTCATCACGCTCTTTAGTTAGAGTCGTAATCTGTTCGTCTTTCTCCTTGATTTGCTCTTCAAGTTCCATTTTGTGTTTTACCTCCCCTTGAATTCCTTCCCTGACATTGGCTTCTATAGCTTTGATTAAGTCAGGACGCTTCTCTCTTAGGGTCGCCAGTTCTACCAAGTCAATATCACGGTTTCTGTCTGATTCGTATAGTATGACGACTCCGCCTGCGCCAGGCTCGGTCACAAAATCGACCGAGTTACACGCAATAAATTTCTCTATCACCAAGGTTTCTTTGCCGTCGATAGTAGCTTTGGAAGCGGTGCCCACTGCATTGATAGAGACGCCCATTTCTGCCAGCATCCCTTTATCTCGCAGCGCAGCTAACTTCTGCATCATCCACGGCTCGATTATCTCGGCAACACCCGTAACTTTACCGTCCTCATCACAATGTACTTCAATCAATGTGGCCACCCAGTCCTTTATCGACCTCTCCGGACGGGCTTTATCTTCCTCTTCGGTCGGGTGATCGGCATACATCTTCATGCCTTCGAATACCTTATAGTCTCGCTTCAACATTTCAGCAGGATAATAGCGGTCTTCGGAAGCATTGAAGCCAGCTTTAATGACATCAACTGCGGCCCTGCCTTTATCAATCTTGGCTTCGCTGAGGGGGATATAATTCAGGATCCGCTCCCTAGTCTCGACTTCCTTTACCCATCTGGGAATGTCCTCATCTTCCACATCGAGTTTGCGGTATTCAGCCCTTATTTTCCTCTTTACGGCCGCTAAATCGGCGGAGGGAATGGCTACCTTCTGCCCTCTAAACCCGCCAGGACTTAAAGCGGCAGCCGCCCATCCTAACTGAGCTCGGGTTACTTTCTTTGTGGGATCTTCCCATAGCCGAAGCTTCCAAGTTGTGGACTTCTCCGGGTCAGGGACATAAGCATAAGCCGCAGCGGGGAATTTTACCCCGTCTTCTGTTTTCATAACCGCCTGCTC